TTAGTATTTCCTAAATCGGCTATAACTAAGGTTTCCATTTCTGCAATTGTATCAACTACTAAAGCACCTTGTAACTCTGAAACATTTAGTTTAGTTATTGGTAAATCATTACCCCCTCTAGACTGGGTTACTTTTCCTATACCATCAACTATATCTTCAGCCCCTATAAGTTGTTTAGTTACTTTTCTTAACTCAGCCATCGAATGCTCCTTTATAACTTGCTGTATATTGTTTGTTTCCACCTCTAGTGAAATCCATTACGTCGTCTTTAATAGCTTCAATAAGTTCTCTCTCATAGAACTTAAGTTCTTCATTACCTACAACTCTATTCTGAGTATCCATATCATCCCTTAAAGCTTTACCAGTAACATAGTACTTAATAGCATTATCGAATACATCATCTATCTCTATATCTTGATTAATATCAGTGATAGTTATTGGCTTTTTAAGATAATAACAAGTTAAAAACTCACTAGATTCAGAGATATCTGTTGTAACACCATAGACACTATTAAATGTTTCTATAATTCCACCTTGTGTTAAGGATGTAAGTATACCATATTCACTATCATTAGTTAGTCCTGATATATCTGTTATAGCTCCATATTCAGAATTTATATCATATACATCAACATCTACAACTTCAAGTATAGGATATACTTTAATAGAGTGTCTACTTTGCTTATCATATATTATCTCGGTTATTTTATTACCAGTATCAGCTTCCCAATTATCAGAACGTCTATCCATCTCTAAATGAGAAACTAATGGTACTATATCCCCTTGATGAAGTACTCTATCTAATAATAATAAATCTTCTGGTAAATCTATTATAGCCTGATTTGCAAAAATATCCACATCTACCTTAGTTCTTAATAACTTAGCTTGTCTACATATATCTTTCTGAGCTTCATCAATCAACCTAAGTAGCCTATTATTATCCCATCGGTCACCATCATCATCAGCTAAAGTATCTCTTACCTTAACCATTATATCTGAAATTCTTCCCATAATTTTATCCTTAATAAAACCCTCCTCTTATGAGGAATCTATTAAAGACCCTCATAAGAGGAGCCTTTAATTAGTCTGTATAAGTACCAGAAGTTAATTCTGTTTCAATATACTCAACTATGATTTTAATTCTGCCATCTGTATCTGGAGCATCAGCACCAGAAACTACAGTAACAGAACCACCAGTTGGGAAGTATGTAGGTACAACTGTACCTGCTCCGATTCCAGCAACACCAACAATCATCTCATTACCAACAACTGTAGAACCAACTTTAACATCTACAGAGTCTGTAGCTGTTCCTGAAACTGTTTCAACATACGCGATAACATTAGTAACCATAGAAGCTTCTGGGAGTGTAAATAAGGTATCATCCATTGCTACCGCAGTAGATAGAATACCAGAAGCAAATACACGACGAGATTTCTTTTGGTTATTTTTAACGAATGCAATACCGTAGTTATATCCGCCAACTTGACCATCAACGTAATCTGCGTTCTCAACTTCTAGTTTAGTTGGTTTAGCAGCACACCATGTTTCAAGACAAGACTCAGAGAATTTATCAAAATCCGTACCTTCATACTTATAATCCGGCATTAAGCCATTTGCTTTCTGAAATGCCCCAGCTCCAAGAACAAGTCCACGAGAGGTAGTAACATCTGTATCATCAAAACTAGTTGTACCAGTATAATACCCAGATGAATCTTTCTGACGTAAACCAGCAATCTCAACACCTGTATTCTCATACTCATAGTATTCACCATTTCTAATAGCTGCATTTTCTCCATCAGTATCACCGAAGAAACTTGGACCTTCAATAATTAGGAATGAGCCAATTTTACCAATAACACCAGAAATTAACCTATTGTCATTACCACGAACATCTGCTTGCATTAACGCTGTACCAGCTCCTGCAGTATTTAAGAATGCATTTTTCATAGCAACATCAATAATAAATAGCCAAACCTTTTCACCATTAGCTAGTTTAAATGGTTTAAGTGGATTACGTCTACCAGAAGCTAGTGCTGATGTAGTATACCCTTGACCAGTTTTAACTGCTGCTTCAATTGTGCTTAATGCTCCTAAATCAAAATCGGCTGCTGCGAAAGTTAAACCAAATTCTGCCCCTTGTTGACCTAAATCAAAATATGCTTGATCTTCTGAACGAACCCATAAATCCCCAAGTTTATCTCTAGAATCAGAGTGTGAATTAATAGATAAATCACCAATCTCAACACCATCAAAATCAGTACCATTATCAACAACATATCTGTAATCAGAAACTGTAAGTGTATCAGAGAATTTCTTCTTTTGTTCACCAGTACCTTTAGCAGTTTTGTTACCTTTAACAGGTTTACCACTTAAATTACCATCGAAGTCAAATGTTACAGTATGACCTGTTTTCGCACTAATATCATTTTTAGTCATAATAATAGAATCGAATGTTTTACCTTTATAAGGTGACCAGAAACTTACGCCTGCTTTTTGTATTAAGCCCTCTGCCATCCACGCTTTACGAATTAGTGGAGAACCTATATCTACTTTACCTGTACCATCCGCCATGTAAAATCCTTTTTATATTTAATGTATCTGATAGAATGCTTTAGATAAATCTAAAACACGATATCAGCATAATCTTTAACGATGTCTTTTTGCACCGCACCATCTGTTGGAGTATCATCACCACCTACATCTTTAAGATTAGGTTGTTTCAATGTTTTATTACCATCTCCAATAACTTTACCTTGACTTAAATAGTCTTTAACATCATTTAAGTATGTTTCAAAACTAATTTCACCAGACTCCAACTTGGCAGTAATTCTAGGAGGAACATCATATTTAATTACATCGTCGTTTATAACTAAATCTGGATGGCTCGCTTGAAAGTCAGCAAGTGTTTGAGCTCTGTTTACTAATTCCGTTTGTTGGTTTGCTAATCTTTCAGCTTCAGTAAGAGTATCTTTATGTTTATTGTGTGCCTCTTTTTCCAGCGTATTAAGTCTAGTTCTCCAAGCATCCGGGTCAGAAAACTTTAAATTTTCTAGTTCTGTTTTAGTTGCTTCATCTAATTCAACTTCTGGAGTAGTCAACTTCTCTAAGACTTCAAGTCTTGCTTGGGTTGCCTTCAACTCTTGTTGGGATTTAGTAAAAGCTCCTTGTGTATCTTTAAACCGTTTTTCGAAATCGATTTCTGGTTGTTTTGATGCGTCAGAACTGTTAGGTTGTGAGCTAGCATCTTGATTAGTATCATCTGGATTAGCCATTATACTTCCTTTAAAATTTAATATTCTTTATTATATCATTATTAATATTAAACTAACATTAAACATCAAAACCTTTATTAAGTAAATATGTTGAGGTTTTAGGCTTAACCTCATTCACATATATCTCAGTTATAGCTTTGTTTTTGTTCCCCATAGCCATATATCTAAGCATATCTGCTGTATGCGAGTATTCATCATGTACTGGAGCATCTAAGAATACATCAAATTTACTATCATACTTCTTTCTATAGTTTTGTATAGCTCCAAGGATAACTGTACACTCTTTATCTATAATAACTTCCTTAAGAAACTGCCTAGTTCCCTCAATACCATCCATAACTCTATGTTTAGTAACTAATACAGGATTAAACCCAAGTTCTTTCATAGCTTTCCAACGTGTCTTATCTGCTATAAGCTCTCTTACTTTACTGTCATGTGGAACGTATGTTGTTCCATGTACCCACCCAAACTTCTTATTAAGAGCACAAAACATATCCCAGTAGTGTTGTAAGCCGTGCCCACTGTTCATATACTCTCCTATTACCTTAACCTGTCCACCTGGATGCTTCTGAAAGAATCCTATTGAGAACGTATCATTCATACCAAGGTCCATAGCACTATGAACTAATAAGTTCGGGTCATATGTATTATCTGCCAGTTTCAGCTTCTCATACTCATGTCTATAATATGTACCTTCTATACTCTGTTCAAATGCTTCCTTAGCCGTTGTTGGGTACTCTTGTTGCATATCGCTGGTAAGTTCTTTCTTTTTCGAAGCATACCACCATTTCTGAGTATCAGTAAGTTCTATTCTTAACTCTTTCTCTAGCTTAGCGAAGTATTTCTTAAGCTCATCAGGTATCTCTTCCTCATGATCTATATTACAGTCAGGATCTTCTAACCAGCTCAAGAATATTGGCTCGAAATCAAACGGACCAAGTTTCTTACCAAGTTTCTTATGTAGTTCAGCCGCCACCCATATCTCATAGAACAGCCCTGATTTCCCCTCAGCTGTAGATTCTATAGTTATTTTACTGTTCTTACCCACTGCCTGGAATGCCCCAGTCTTAAGCTCTTTAGCTTTTTCAGGGTATTTCTTAGCTATCTTCCCAAGCTCTGAAACGTGTAGTCCTTGTAGAGTATCCCCACGGAAATTCCCTATCTTAAGTATCGAACCGTTCGAGAACGTCATACCTTTCTGATTATTACTAACTAACTTAAGCCCTAATAGTTCCTTAATATCTTCATCGAACTCATCCCACATGAGTAAAGCTCTCTTAGCAAGCTTATCAGCCTCATCCTGCCCATACGACTGGATACCAGCCTGAAAACCTGGGGTAAAGAGACAACTATCTAAGTAGTAAGCTAAGTAAAGAGTAGATATACCTTGCTGGCGCGACTTCAGAATTATCTTCTTATTGTGTTTAAACTGGGTAAGTATCTTCTTCTGCGCTGGGTTAAGTTTCATTATCTGCTTAACAGCATCTTTATCTCGTATAGTATAGAGATTATCAACCCTCCACAGTTTAGAGGCAAGCTTATCATCCACGAAGGCTTGCTGATCTACTGTGAGTATTATTTCTCGCTCAGCATACGATTTCTCAAGCTTAGTCCTAGCCTTGATCTCTTTCTGAGTTTCCGGTTCTATCTCTATCGACTCGTTTGTATAAGCCGCTCCAGGATTCCCAGCCAATACCGCAGCAGTAACCCCACTTACAATTATTTCTTTAGCAGTCATCTTGAAATTTCTCCGTTAAGTTCTGGATTAAGATATTAACCGTAGGTCCAGTATCTTTCCCCTGTCTTATAAGCTCTCCACTTTCTAGATCCTTAAGCACTCCTACCATATCCTTAAACTCTTTTGTAGTAACCTCATCAGTATCATAATCCTCGAAGAACTGTTTAGTACTAGTTAGCGCCAACTCTTTAGTATCCTGGATAATAGTTAGGAAATCTTCTTTATCATCAACTAATGTGACCTCTGGAGTTATATTGCTGTGCGCGGGTTGGTCTGAAATAACTTCTGGCTTTATAATCTGCTTAAATGTATCAGCGGCGCTTATAGTTACTGAGGCGCGCTTTTCCCAATTTTCTGTACTTCCTAGTTCCTCTTTAGTTATATCATACTTCTTGTATAATTCCTCTAGAGTTATGTTGGATGTTTCGAATTCGGCTTTATATGCTTTCTTTGTTATCGGGTTCATTATGCTGCTCATAGTGAGAATCCTTTATTGTTTGTGATATTGTATCTTAAATTGTATTAAAGTTTTATTAAATGTATTCGATTGCGTGGGAGCAATTTATTATTCCTTTAGATTCTGTGATTGCTCTTTTTTTATAATGTATTCGATTGCGTGGGAGCAATTTATAATTCTTAAAAATTCTCTGATTTCGAGGACTGGATCGATGGTAATATTGGCTTTCGACATTGGCTCGGGGGGGGTACTAACTCCAAACTATCATACATAATTAAATAAATTTCTACAATTCAATAACAATTTAATATTCTTTTAATTTAAACTATGATATTCGCGTGCCTGTACATTATATAGACATATCACAGCAGACATACTAAAATTCTTTTCGAATTCTTTTACAAATCTATTGACATTCATTTAAAATCGATATATAATACTACTATAACAAACAACTAAACATCTTGTTTCTTTGTTCTGCTGTCTCATCACTGCTTAATGCAGATACTGTGTCAATACACAAAGGATATATTATGAGAACTACTAAACTAAACAAATCACAAAACTGGGCTAATGTACTAGAACTAATCACTGATGTTGTAAACAACACTAACACTCTTAAAAAGAATCAGGAAGATGTTTTAGAATCTGAACTAATCAATGCTCTTTCTCCATTACTATCTCCTAAACAAGGTGGAGGCTCATCAACTAAAATAAATGAAGCTGGCGAAGTATACTGTAACTATTTCCAAATGTATCTATCTGCTACAGAGTTCAACACTAAACTAAGTAAACCTAACAAAGATACTGGAGCAAGAACTGAAGGTTATAAAGCTAACTGTAAAGATGCAGAAATTATCTTGAGAAAGGTTAAAACCCTTAAAGCTAATTATAATAAGCAAGTAATGGCTAACTTCATGGATAAAACTATAACTGCTGATGAGATGGAATTATTCCTTAATAATCTTGAAGATGCTACTAAAGATGTTCATTATGCAACTGTGCAAGATGTGCCTACTATTACTCAAATACTAGCATGGCATACTGATTTAGAAGAGCCTAAAGAAGAACAAGAATACGAAGATATGATGGAATTAGCTGATGAGATAGAAGCTACTGAATAATATCAAATAAACTAATAAATACCTTGACTGTCTAATTGATGGTTGAGGTATTTTAGCGTAAGCTGTAGTAGCTATTATAGAATGTTACACAAGACTTTTAACTATCTAATTGATACTAAACTATGGAGTGACTGCTAATAAGCTGTTATACTACTGTTAATGGCTGAATTTTAGTATTATTGATAAATACAAATATACAGTAAATACAAATATACAGTAAATACAGTAAATACAGCCGTTGAGAATACTGTGTACTAAATATATATAAGATTTAAAATGCTGTATGTTACTGTATGCTGTATTTTAAGTAAAATTCTTATCTAAGCAAGTAGAGCTTTTAACAATGTAATATAGTATAACGTAATCCCATAATACTAATAAGAATCCAACTAATTATAACGGAAAAGCAAGAAAGTCCAAACATTCTAATAAAATATAACATATTCATTTTAATATTAATTTAATACAATAAATGGTAAAATAGTAATTAATTATTAAAATACAATATAAAGGAATTACCAGTGAAACTGAAAAAGACAGAGACTGCAATCCTGAGCCCATTGTGGAAATTATTAAAGAGTAACCCTTG